CGGCAGTTCGTTGATGAGCGCCAGCACCGTACCGGCCCACTTGTCGCCGCGGCCACCATAGCCCTGCGGCTGTGCGTGCAGGATGCGCTGCATCACCCGGTACTTCGGAGAGATGAGCGAGAGTTCTTCCATCACAGCATGGCCTCCAGCGGCTGGCGCTCGAAGGCGTCGACCCGGCTGGTCGGTGAGCAGTTCACGATCCTGACGCCTTTGTCCCTAGCATCAGCCGCCAGCAATGGCAGCACAGACATATGCCGCAGGAAGTCAGACTCAGGCGGCTGTGGCAGGTAGTGCTTCACCTCACCCGTGAACCACCGACCGCCGTGCATGTCATAGCCCACCACGACCACCTCAGAGGCACCGAACAGCATGGCCAGGTTGATGGCCGATGTGCCGGCATCGTAGCCAGCCACCTTCGTAGGATCGTCTGACCAGCGTTCGTGCGTGTCTGTTCTCCAGACCCGCTTGGAGCTGTCAGGAAAGACGTGATGTCCGCGGCCACGCACGACGACATAGCGGCCTTTGAACACCTGTAGGCATGGTGGCGCAATCTCTGCTGGCCGTTCACCTGCGAAAAACACCACATCAGCGTCAGGCCTGAGCAGAACACCGTGCTTCACGGCCACAACCCTGCCTGACCACTGGGCAATTAGGTCCTTCTGCTGACGGACACTTTCCCCGCCGCAGATGACGAGGCACCGATCGCCAGGCCACTCACGCGGCACGGACCACAGCGCAGGCGCCGCCCAGGTCAACGTCGTCATGCCGCCTTGTCCTCCGCCGTGACCACCATCGGGTCACCGCGCAGGTGCTTCTTCCAGAACATGCCCAGGTGCCCGACATCGACGGCATGGACGCCGAACTCTGACAGGTCGACCGCCATCACCGTGGCCGTCGGTCCCAGGCACAGCAGCACCCTGGCCGGCTGCGCCTCCATCACCTGCGCCATCAGGCTGTGGTACTTGGCCCATGCGTTGGCGCTCGGCCCGACCACCTCGGTGACCTGTGCCGCACTGGTCAGGTCAGCCGCGGTGAATGACTTGCGGTCACCACGCACCAGAACCACGCGCTGGCCACGCCACAGCGACTCCACCTGCTGCCAATAGTCCAGACGGTCAATCCACGGTGCCGAGTCAGGTCTGGTCACAAAGGCGCTGCCATACGGCCGATCGGACAGCAGCGGCAGCGCCAGCGTCTGGTACTTGGCCCAGAAGGCGGCCTTGGGCGTCTCAGCGCGCAGGTTCGGGATGCCGACGAGGCAGTCACCAGGGTCAGACAGCACGCCGCACAGCCGCTCACGCAGCCCAGGATGTGCCTTCTGGCGCTTCGCCTTGCCACCCAGTGCCAGGTTGAACTCGCCATCCCCGAACCGCGCCAGGCTTCTGCCGGCACAGACGAAGGCCAGCGTCTCGGCCTCGGTCATCGTGGCTGGATAGGTCACAATGGATCCTCCACCAGTCTCGAGCCGGCCAGCGTCACCAGTTCGATGCCGCGCCTGCGTCCGATGGTCGTGGCTGCCCTGATGTCGAAGATGCGGCCAGACACCACGAGGCGCCGTTCCTTCTGCACGTCCACCAGGTCAGGGTCCATGCAGGGCATGTACGGCATCTCGAAGTTCGTCTCGACGAAGGCCGCCGTCTGCGCCGCCATAAACCGCTCGTCCCCGCGGTAGTCCTGGCGGCTCATCATCACGCCCGACGCCTCAGTCTCCCAGTGCTCCACCGGATAGCCTTCGGCATCGATCGGCGCCTGCAGGAACTGGATGTCGACCGCCAGGTCACGCCGCCCAGCCGCCAGCCGCTTGCCGTCGCCTGACAGACGTGAACCGGTCGGCATTAGACCGCCTCCCGCATCTCGACAGGGAACACCTCATGCAGCGCCGCACGGTCGAACGCCTTGATGGCGCTCCCTGGTGTGCAGTTCACAATGGCCACACCCAACTTGGCCAGCGGTTCTACGGCCGACTGGAATGCTGCAATGGAGGCCGCAAACGGTGGCCGCGACTTGTCCCGGTGCGACCCGAAGAAATGATCGCCGCGCATGTCATAGCCCAGCAGCACAATCCTCGAGGCGCCGAAGTGCACCGCCATGCCGATGGCCTGATAGCCGCTGTTGAATCCTGTCCGCAGACCATCAGGTGCCGTCTCGATGCCTTCGTGGCCGGTGTTCTTCATCGTGTGCAGGTCAGGCCACGGCTTGCGTGTCGGCTTGATGGTGTACTTCATCCCAGCGAACCCAGGCACACCTTTGTGCCACTTCCACCACTTGTCATCAGCCGCATACAGGCAGTCCGCCCATGGCGCCAGCGTATAGGCGTCGTTCACGACAATCAGCCTGCCCGCACCGCGGCAGAACTTCAGGTCAGCCGCCGTCAGACTCGGCCCACTGCCGGCACAGACCACCGTGGCGTTCGGCCACAGACGAGGCACAGGCACAAATGCGCTCATGACAGCGATGGACTGCGATAGCGCGACAGCAGGCGCTTGACCAGCGGAGACGGCTCGCCCGTATCGCCTTTAGGTGCGTCACTGCCCGCATCGTCACCGCGGAAGCGATACAGCTCACCGACCTGCACCAGGATGGCCATCACCACGATGCGCGGCGCTTCAGGACTGCCCAGGCTCCACGATTCAATCTCCAGAATCCAGGCGTCCTGTTCGTCCTCGTCCCGACGTTGTGAGATGTACTCGCACACCAACTGCGTGGCCGCGGCAATCTTCAGCTCCAGGTCCTCTTCCTGCTGCCCATAAGGAATGGACAGGTGGTCCTGCGCCTGCTGCACGGTGACGATGGTTGGGATGTTCACTCAGACTCGCCGCCGTTCTTCCCATCCTTGCCGTTCTTGCCATCAGCGCCGCGCTTCACCACCAACCGCCACACTCGTGATTCTGGCGTGTCCTCACCAGGCCGTGCGCCTTTCGTCTCTGCCAGCGCCACGTACTGCGACCCTTTTGCCGTGACCGTTGACCCTGCCACGTAAGACCGACCGTGCTGCCAGACACCCGCATGGAACTGGAACGGCATCGCCACTTCCTTGCGCCGTTCACCTTGCGACCAGACAAACCTGAATCCCTTGGCCTCATCAAAGGCCACGTCCATGTCATCGAACCCTAGGCCGTCTAGGCCGTCCTTGCCGTTGATGCCGTCTTGCCCGTCCTTCGGCCGCGGCCACGAGTCGATCTGCTTTGTCAGCGTATCCAGAATGGCCGCCTGGTCAGCGTCCTTGCCGTTGAGGCCAGGTGCGCCATCCTTGCCCACCACGAGGCCGGCATCCTTCATCACACCGTTCTGCAGCGTGACCACCAGATGGCCATCACGGTCCAACAGCAGGTCAGCGATGCCGATGCCGTCATAGCCCTTCTGGCCTTGCGGTCCTGGCGTCCCAGGCTGGCCGTTAGTGCCGTCCAGGCCCTTCTGGCCTTGTGGACCTTGCGGCCCCGCAGGTCCAGCCGGACCCACGACAGGCGGCCTGGCTTCCAGGTCAGCCATCTTGCCGGCCAGCGGCTCGAGCAGGGCCAGCCTGGCCTCAGCCACAGCCAACTTGGACTGAATCGGCGCCATGGCCAGTTCAATCGCCTGCGCCATGATGTCCGCCATCTCTTGAGCAGTCATGCGGCCTTCTGCCTGATGATCTGCATCAGCAGGCGGGAAACGTCGAACGCCTTGGCCTCGTCAGGCTCAGGGACAGCCAGCGCCTGCGGCTCAGGTGCCGGTGGTTCATCAGGCTTGCTGTCGCTGCCCAGTAAGGCCAGCGGCCAGTTCTGTTTCTGCAGGTACACCTGATCGCCACCAGGCACAGGCCCCAGGTCGTGATACCTCACCCGCACCTCGTCGACCGTCATACCGGCCGCGATGGCCTTGGTGGCGGCATCAGCCTTGGCGTTGCTGTCCATCTCGAACAGACCTGCACGGTCCATCTCGACACCCAGCGTGCGGCCAGGCACGGACACCAGCTCGAGGCCTTCATCCAGTTTGATTTCCAACTTCTCGATGTGCTTCTGCAGGCAGTCCGAGTAGTACTGCTTGTTCAGGCTTTCGATATTGTTGTACGTGGGGTCAGGCCCGATGCCGACTTTGTGCCGCGGCATGTGGAAGCACTTGGCAATATCCTCATCGGTCATGCGGAGCTGTTCCACGAGTTGCGACTGCTCGGCCGTGACCGCCATCGCCTCGTATTTCAGGCCTTCACCGAGCACCGCAATCTTGCCGATGTTGTCGCCGCTGAATGCCGTCTCCCAGTAGGTCTTCATCTGGTCGGCCGTCTCCTGGCTGATCAGGTTCGGAGATGTCAGGACGCCACCAGGCCTCGATCCATTGGTGAAGAACGTGTCCGATGCGTTCCTGATGTTCAGGCCCTGCATCGCCGGATAGCCAGCCGCATAAATCGGTGAGACACCCACCAGTGGATGGAACAGCGGACACATCACGTCGTGAATGATTTCTCTGGCCGGCACCACAATGGACTCTTCCACCTGCGCCAAGTCATCCTGATTGAGCTGATAGAACACCGACCCGTCATCAGCCACTAGTGGCGTCACTCGCGTGGGGTCGAGAATGTGCATCGCCTGCACCACGCCTCTGCCGTCTCGAGCTTTGATGGCGTAGGTGTTTCCGTGGCACAACTTGGACAGCATCCACCACTCAAAAAAGTCGATGCGCGTCTGGTAGGTGTTCTGCTTCCTGAGAATCGGAGAGAAGGCCGGTGACTCGACTTCGTTCCAGATGCCGTCACGGTCCTTCTCAACCAACTTCGGCCGCAACTTCGCAATGTCGCCGGCAATCAGCGTGATGCAGGCGTACAGGGTTGGGTTCGATAGAACGGTGTCAATCTCTACATCATCGTTCCGCTGCCAGCCGCCTGTCGTCAGTTCGCTGATCCACGGCCACCAACTGCGTGACCCGCTGACCTGAGACAGCGACCCGATCGCCTTCTGCTGTCGTGTGATGCTGAGGCCAAACAGGTTCATTCTGCGGCCTCTGGCGTGATGTCCTGCCGTCTCGAGCGCCGCTTGTACGGCTGCCGTGTGGAGGCCAGGTCCTTCGCCCTTCCTGCGGCCCTCAGCATCACGGCATCAGACTCGGTGGCCTCGAATGTCTCGCCCTTGGCCACGGGTCGGCCTGCGTACCGGTAATCCGCCAGTGCGACCAGTGACACCTGCGACATGCACACCCCTATGACAAAGCCGCTGCTGACACATACGGCCAGCAGCGGCTCTGGACTACCAGGTAGAACTACGGGCTGCCGACTGACGGCCCGTACGAAGCTGTGTCGATGATCGCCACCGACTCGTCACGCCGCTTGGCCCAGGTGATGAACTGCTCGGCGCGCAGGCCGATGCAGTTGCGCTGCCACAGGTTGAACGTCGGGCTGCTCCCGCCGCTCATGTCCAGCGTGGCCTGGTTGCTGGCGTCGATGCGAACACGACCCTCATCAGCAATGAAGATCTCGTCCGCTTTGACGATGATGACGAGGCCGTCCTGCACCACACCGGACACAATCACGGGGAACCCTGCGATCGTGCCGCCGTTGGTGGTGACGCCTGGGAACTCGAACACGCCCAGCGTGGTCCGCAGCGTGGCCAGCCCACGAGCCAGCGCAGGCGTCGTGATGATGTACACGTTGTCGGTGCCGATGCTATCGAACGTGGCCAGCGCCGTGTTCAGGTCGGCATAGAACGCATCAGCGTCCGTGCCGCTCGCAGCCGGTGAGCTGACGCCATTCGTGATGGATGCCGGGTTGGTCGACGTGGCGCTGACCGATGTGGTCAGGAACTGCGCGTCGATGTACCGGGCGCACTGCTCCACCAGGTCACGACGCACCGCGGCCTCGGCGGACGGCTCGCTGCGCCGCACTAGTTCTTCGGAGATGACCACGATGCCAGCGACCTTGTGGTCACCGATGCTGATCGTCTCGAAGGCCAGTTCGCCCACCGGCTTGACGGCTGTCTCACCGACCCACGCGAACGTGGACCCGGCTGTCTGCACCTGAATGGTCGAACGAGGCGGCACCTGGCGCATCCCGTTGAGCTTGTTCAGCACCGTGGCATCACGCACCAGGTCGACGAACTGCGAGACCAGCACGGTGTCACTGACCAGCTCGCTGCCCCAGCCAGGCGAGGCCGTCAGCGTGGTGCCTGCTTCTGCCTTGATGAACCGCGACACCTCAGGCGTCTGTGCGTCCCACCGCTTGGCGTACGCGATCGTGTCGGAGATGCTGCCGCGGCCAGCCGCCACCGCCATGGCGTAGCGGGTGAACAGCGTGCCCTTCGGCAGTTCCTTGGCGTGGTCGACGACTTCGATCCGACCCGT